AGCATCGCAGGAACTGTATCTTTATTACCAGTACCAGGAACTTCTCCTCCTTTATTCATACCCAATGCTTCTGTTTCTTTTTTAGTATCTTCTGCTGCTTTCTCAGTCTGTTTAAGTTCTTGTGGTTGTTCTGTATTTTTTTGTGTGTCACCTAACTGTGCTTTCAACTCTGAGTCCATTCCTGATTCTAAATCTTCACTGTCTTTAAGTGCATCAGACTCACCTTTCTCCAACTCTTTATCAATTTTAGAACCGAACCCAAAGATTGATTTAACTGCATCAACTATTTTTGGTATACCCCATGTCAATAATGCTATTGCTCCTACTACAAATGTAACTCCTGGTCCAACAAAAGCCATAATACCTGCAACCAAAAGAGGCCACCAATCCTTGATAAACCTAAAGATAGAAGTAACTTTATCTTTATTTGCAGGATCACTAAACCATTTAAACAGATCCATTACAACTTTTCCAAATAAAACATTGGTCAAGAAATTAACTATCTTTTCCCATATACTCATCACTGGTTTAAGAGCAGTGGATGCTACCTTCTTTACACCACCCATCATTTTTTCTAAACCACTCTCTTTTTTATCTCTCTTCTTATTCTCTTGCTGTCTTCTTAAAAAATCTGTTTGTTCTTTACTAATTTCTGCCTGACCTATTAAAGTTTCTTTAATACCATTAACTGAAGATGAGATTGATTTGAGTATTGGTAACAATCCCTCTTGTGATTTTTCAGTATCTACTTCTGCAGCAGGAGTCTCTGCAGCAGGAGTCTCTGTATCACCTGGTTTAAGATCATCAGGTTTTGCTAGTGATCCACCTTTAAACCTTCTTATTCTTTCTTCCTTACTTAAATATTCTCCTTTGTCATCTTCACCCAACACTCTTGCTTTAAATCCATCATCAAATGGAGTTCCTTTTTTAAATGCACTACCACTTATCTTTTTCTTTTTAACTTTTAATATTGGTCTTTTTTTCTTTGTCTTAGTGGCAACTCTTGGTGCTCCTGATTCTTCATCACCACCTACTTCTTCTTCACGTATGTCATCTAAGACATCATCTAAACCTTCAGGTATCTCTCCATCTAATTCATCTTCTATTACTTCTTCTTGTTGTATCTCCCTTTGTGCTTTTTCTGCTTCTAATACAGCAAGTTTTTTTTCAAGACCAAGAACCCTCACCAAAGTTTTCCTTTGCATTCCAAAGGACTTACTTAATGTCTTATGTAATTGAGCAAGTTCAATAGGAATATTTTTTTCAAGGCTCTCAACTTTACCAGCAAGCTTCATATGAGGTTCGTGTTTCTCCCTCATAGACTGTATAAAGCCTCCTCCTGCATATGAATTTGGTCTTCCTTTAGGCATTAGATTTTTGCTGGTTCCGCTTTAGTTCTTCATCTTCAAGGTGTTGTTTTAATAAACCAACATAGATGTCTCGTTCCCAAGGCATCCAGTTTTCAATATCCGTCAGGCTATATTTATGGTACTGCATCAAAGCAAAATTAAGTCTGAAGTAATTCTCCAGGCTCATGTATACCATACCTACCCGAAAAAAGACGCTAATCCCTCAAGCACAACATCACTTTCAACTTTTGTTTCGGGATTTTTTACCTTAATAGTATGAGATAACTTAGGCATTGTTGTAAAGAATGCTTCAATCTCTTTAAACTGTTGAGAATTCATTGACTCAAGAAAATCATTCATCTCTTTCTTAGTACAGTCTTCAGAAGCCCATACATCATCTTCTGTATAGATCTTATCAATACAAGATGCAATCAATTTGAATGACTGATCCATTTGATTAGTGTCATTAAAATCAAAATTATTTTTAATAAATTCATCAAGAGATGGGTACTTCATCTCCATCATAATCTTTGTATCAAGTTTAATTTGATTAGTATGCTTCTCACTTTTCTGTACTACAATATCATCAAGATTAATATTCACAGGAACACTTGTCTTACCATCATCTGGACAAACAATATTAACTTCCAGTTCTTCTCCAACAGATTTACCTCTGATGTTTAAGAATAAGAATTCAATGTCAAATGTAGGAAGTGCCTCAACCTTAACTCCTTTTGTAAGAATACAATTTCTTAATACAGCTTTAATAGCAGTAGTAATTTGTTTTGTATCTTCACTTTCCAGAGCAATAACAAGTAACTTTTCTTCCTTAACTAGAAATGGTCTATACTCTATAGTTTTTCCAGTGGATGGCAACTCAAGTTCATAAGTTGGCGTAGCAATTTTTGGTAAGGGCATAATGTTTTATAACAAGTCGTATATTTATATAGCAGGTTTATCTAGATGAGATTAGAAGCAAAACTCCTAGCAACACCACCTACTAATGTATCATCCAAATCAAGAGCTCTAAGTCCAGCATTAAGTGCTTGGAATGATTGCCCATTTAGATCTGCCTGAGTTCTTGGATCAAACATATCAAACAATCCACCTCTAGTTTTATCCAAGTAGTATCTACTATATGTCATTGAGACTGTACACTTTAGCAAGTCAGAAGCATCATAAGAAACTGGCATAGAGTTAATTGCTAGAGGAAAACAATTAACAAACCCATAGGAAAGAGGTTTTACTTTTCTTCTTGAGTTTATATTCTTTTCAAACTTTGTAACTTCTAATGATCCTTTATAGTCATTTGGAAATGATGCTCTATAAAAAAAGTTTCTTTTCTTTGTACTACCAGTAAAATTCTCTTCATCATTTTCATTCATTATAAATCTAATCCATGACTCGAAAAATCTGATTGGTAGATATTGATCAGCATCACAATAGAAAGTTAAATCAATACGATCATCATACATTCTACGATATGCATGTCTCTCTGTTACTCCAGTAAAATCACCAGTCATTTCTGTGGTTGCTAATTGAGATCCTGGTAGTGATGCCTCAGAACATAATAAGTTTAATTGATCTTGTCTATAATTTGTATCATTCTGATTTAAGAAAGAGTTAAATTCTCTTCCTTGTGGTACTCCAATGTTTACTTGAAACTGCGAAGTCTGAGCAGGATTCAATAAGTTTGCCTTGACTTCTGCTATAGTTCTTGCTCTTGGGTGTATGGAAGCCATTTATAAATACTATTTGACCTTATATATTATGTATATGAGATAATGGGAGAAAGTATTAAAAGTAGGTATAAACCTTCCAATCCAAAGAAATATCAGGGTAATCCCAACAATATTATCTGTCGTAGTAGTTGGGAAAGAAAGTTTTGCCAGTGGTGTGATAGAAATGATAATATAATTTCTTGGGCTTCAGAAGAATTTTGCATACCATATGTCTCCCCAAAAGATAATAGAGTTCATAAGTATTATCCAGACTACCTAATTAAAGTAAAAGAAAGTAATAATAAAATTAAGAGTTATGTTGTTGAAGTTAAACCAAAGAAACAAACCCTTCCACCCAAACCAAGAAAGAGAGTGACTAAATCATACATCTATGAATGCCAAACCTATGCTGTTAATCAAGCAAAGTGGAAAGCAGCAGATGAATTTTGTAAGGACAATCGTATTGAATTTAAGATCATCACAGAAAAAGAACTAGGTATCAAATAATGACAGATAGTTTCGGGTTTAGTGATCCAAATCCAGCACATCCATCCAATCGTATAGAATTAATTAAAGAAGAATTATCAGAAACAAATGATCCAGAAGACTTAATGTTGATGATAATGGATGCTCTGAGTGATACTGTAACACCTGTACCTGACGTAGGAAAATTCTATACGTTTGTATATAATCCAAAAACACCTGACCTTCAATACGATCAACATCCTTTAGTGGCCTGCACATCATTGGAGCAATGGGGTTTCAAAGGTATTAACTTTCATTGGCGACAACCAAGGAATTATACATGGAATGAACTTGCAGGACAGTTGTATGTTGTAGAATATAATGAACTTGATGATCTAATGGCAATACCTTACGCTAAATACATGATAAATAGATAAAAATATCTCTATAGATGACGGTTAAAACAAGTGGAGTTAGTCCAATAAGAATAGGAAGTTCGTCTAGTGATATGCGAACACTTTATACTGCCATAGAAGTAACCGAAATAGAAAGTGCTGACGGAGAACCAGTATATACAAGTAGAGTAATAAGATATAGTGATCACAGAAGAAATGGTGCTACTGTTATTGCTACAGGAACAACAGTAACTCCTGGAATTTTTACTCCTACTGTCAATGCAACTACTGAAGAGAAAAAATATTTAACAGGAGGAGGAATTTTTGTAAAAACAATTAAACAGCAAGTCAATAGTATAAAAAAAGATTTTGGAAGAAGTCCATTATCTGGACAACAAAAAGAAAATCTTAATAAAATAGCAAGTGGAGTTACAAAAGCCTTAACAGTTGCTTCAGGAGATCAACAAGGTGGTAGAGGATCTGATAGATCATCAGTGCCAGTATCATCAGGTGGATTTAGTGGCACTGGTGGAGGCGGTGGAGCAAGAACTTCTTACCCAACACTTAGATATCCTGAAACATTAAATCAAAACCAAGACAAATTAAAAATATCAATTCTTAAGTTTGCACCAAAAAAATTCTCAGGTCTTTCTTTTGCTGAGAGATCTACTTTTACTGAGAGAATATTAGGTTCGGTTCTTTTACCAGTTCCTAATGCAGTAAACGATGCAAACTCTTGTAGTTGGGGTCAGGATACAATGAATGCTGCACAAATAGCAGCATCAGATATAGCGATGAAAACTATTACTGAAGGTGCTGGTGCAGGATTGAGTGCAACTGAAAAATCAATTGCAGGGGTAGGAAAAGAAGGTGGTGCTGATGCTAAAGATGCAATAGCACAATACTTTACAGGACAAGCAACAGGAGTTAAAGGTATTCTTGCAAGAACAAAAGGACAAGTTATCAACCCAAACATGGAACTCATTTTCAATGGTCCTCAACTCAGACCATTTAATTTTACATTTAAAATGAGTCCAAGAGATGAAAGAGAAAGTATAACAATTAAAAAAATAATTAGAATGTTCAAACAATCAATGGCACCTGCGAGATCAGAGTCATCACTATTTTTAAAAGCACCTAATACATTTAAACTACAATTCTTAGAAGGATCAGCAAGAGAACATAAATTTTTAC